GTAGATATACTGAAGAGTGGCTAATATTTGTATACCGCCTTAGCTCTACTCAACAGTCACGGAGAGGTGTCCCTCACCCGTACTCTATTTCCAGCCCCCGACAAAAGAACTCAGTGACCTGGGCACCACCATAGAAACCAGGTTCCTTCATCGAGGTTATGCAGCTTCTCACTGCTTGAACGTGAGTGAGGCTCACGCCATACATGCGAGCGACGAAGGCATCAGAATCAGCACAGGACTCATGCCGCGAGCCTTTAAAGTACTTCATCTGAGCCACCTTAACCGCATTGCGCATCATTTTCCCTGTGTGCCCTTGTGTGTTCCTTAGGACCATTTGCACATAGTCTGACAAAAGAGGAACATGTGAGGTTAGCGCCAACAGGCCCAATGCCACTCCCCTCATATGTGACTTCCAATTTTTGCTAGACACGTCCGCTATGGTAGCGTTCAATTTTGCTAAACACTTGCCAATAGTTGGGGCGGGTACGTATAGTCCGGTCGAGGTGGGGTAAAAAGCATTGGAGCAAAACCGCACATCCTCGACTCGCCTTGGTCGTGTGACTTTCAGATTGAATCCCAACTCTTTAGCATCCTGAACTAAGTACGCATCGAGACCCGGCCGTACGAAGCCCAAGTTGTCGTCCCCGCGGATCATCAGAATGAAGTCTTCGAACGGTTTGCCACCATGTCGAGTAAAACTCCAAGCATGTATCAACGCGTTAACAATAGAGTTGAAAATAGTGGTATTCGGCACACCAGTCTTGAGAAAAGCTGGGCATTTAACCACTATGCCATTTCTGCAAAACACTTTTTGGTCTTTGACCTGGTTGCGAAGGCACTCCAAGGCCAATCCTGACACTCCAAGTTGTTCACAGATGTCTATGGCAGCACCCATGCTGCCAGAAGACTGGCTTCTATCCATCTTAGAAGCGTCCGATTGAAACAACCAACTTTCACCATAACAGGCTAAGTTGTCGTTAAACCATTGAGCCACATCATCCTGAGTAGAACCACATTCAAAGAAAACGGCATCATCCGAAGTCCAATTCTCATGCAGTGCTTTCGCAACTGCAATCATACTCGGACCTAAAGCTACCTTCTCCTTTGGGTTCCCAGCCAAGATAACGCGAGGCTTAGGTTGTTCGGGCACTAGAAATGGCCACAACCAGACACGAGCTTCTCGCTTGACAAACATCCTGGCGATACACATCTCGCTGGGCCGAAGCCCATGCGACCGCAGTTTGTCTCGCGCTGCAAGAAGATCTCTCAATTGGGCACCGGAATAGCGGGTAAGCCATTCATCAGTCGACACCTTGTGGAAAAAGTCGGGCAAAGGATAGAGCCAATCCAGCTCAATCATCCAATGGCGGACGTCCTCCCAGATGTCAGCGACTGGCCTAGTTCCGGGGAAAGTTAACCGGGTCCGTAGAGCCGCTAGCTGGTCATTTCCGTCTGCTGTATGGTAACACAGAGGAAAGCCCCAACCAACAAGTCGAGTTCCACGGTCGGCACGCTGTTGCACATTCAACACATCACCCACACACCTTGAAAAATCAAACTTACACTCTACGTCTACATCCGGTAGGACCTCCCGGTAGACAATAGAAGGTAATTTTAAAGGGGGGGTGAATGCGGAAAATCCGTGAGCGCTGGGGGAATGACAGGATGGTGAGCGTCGCACGCGTCACGCATTCTATCCGCATGATTGGAAGGATGGTCTCCAGGCATCGCTTGCCAGCCTAAAGGGCTGAGCTGTCGCATCAGGCCGATGAAGGCTCCGCCCCAAGCAGACCAAGGAGCAGAGGGGACGGGAACGTAGGCTCGATCGAAAATACGAGCCATGACCGATTTCCCGATCAACCCATGAATCATACGGGCATCATCTTGAGTAGGGACGTAGTCTTGCAAGGCAGATGATACCTGTCGCTTAGCTAGTTCGACACCACCGGCAGCGATTTGACCGATGATGGCATCACCATGTTTAGCAATAAAATCTGTTCCATCGCCACCCGTGGCCGCGGGTTGCCTAGCTTTCTTGATGGAAGTCAGAGAGGCGGTTAGTGCAGCATTAATAACTTCGACCTTCGCCTCATTGCGAACCATAAGCGGCCTCACTGACTGGGCCACTTCCGCATACGCTCGTTGCACAGGTATTGGAACCAATCCACCAGGCACCAATCCCGACACAGGGAGAGGCCCAGGAGGTGGAGGGGGGGGTGGGGGGTCCGCACCTATGAAGTCAGCCACAGTTTCAAAAGCCTTTGCTGTTCGGTTGAAATCCGTCAAAGTGGAAAGAGTGGCGGCTACACATGCGAAGCCAGCTATCCCGTTTCGACACAAGCGCTGTGCAGCAACCGCGCCTCTATGCCCAGCCCGAAAAGGTGCAGAAAAGGTTTGGGTGAGCCAACCTGCCAAAGTTGGTCGTTCATCGGCCTTCATGCATGGCTGATCAGGGGGAGGAGGGGGAGGAGGGGCGTCACGCCCTACTACAATAGGAGCGGGGACGGGCGGGCCCACCTGCGGAGAGGTAGTTGGTGTTGGTGTTTTTGCGTCACTGTCGTTCACCACATGAGCAAATTTACAGCGTTCTCCATAACGACAGTTTCCGGTGCGAGTGAACATATTGCAAACCTGAAGGTGAGGTGCTAAATGTTCAGCAGTTTGGGCTCGAGTGTCTTTTGCATCATGGGAGAACTTGCAATTTTTCCCATAGCGACACGAACCAAGGCGCAAAAATGTGAGACATGCGCCTTTGGGTGGAGAAGAAGAGACAGAAAGGGGGATGGGGGTAGTTTGAGGAAGGGGTTTCAAGCGCTCAGTCGAATGAACGCTATCAACACTGTGTCGGCGTTTTGGCACATAACCTGCTTTAAACTCCGCTGTGGGAACCACGGGATCAAGACCAGGCAAAGACGAATCAGAGGAGTCTTCAATAAAATCGGGATTGTCATATTTGCCATCGACTGGGGTAACCAAATCAGGGGGGGTATGGAAGCCGGCTTTCGGGGCGAAAACTAAATGATTGTTGCCGAGCTTCGTTTTCCAGGCTTGCCAAGCCATGGATAACTTCTTGTCGCGTGGTTTTTTCCGAGACGCCCAATACGCAGCTTCCGCCAAGGCCATATCCGCGGAAGTCAAAGGACCGGGTTTCTCTGCTTCCCCTATTCTGAATGTGGTGCAAACCCACTGCCCTCCCAGGCACTCCAATCCACATTCAATTGTCCCGCCAAACTTGAGGCGCACACCCGAGGTAGATGTGACGTCCAGGTTGTACAGCCAGGAACTTAGGGGGCCAACTTGTTCTCCAGGTCGAATGGAGACACAATGGACTCTGTCCTTCTTGGTGTCTATGCCCAAAGCCTTGTAGAGCGATTTCTTGATCGCTCGAATGCATGGCTCAGGCACTGCGTAGACCCAAAAGGCCTCTGCTGCGAGCGCGCGCGCTTGCCCAGACTGTTCTGGAGTGGGTTCGTGGACACCACACTCTAAAGCAGCCTTGTTTTCTGAGTTGGTTGTGGCAACATCAGAGAGTTTTACTTCTTCAGCACGTGGTAGTTGGCCAACATTGCTTGGAAGGGTGAGGACACACCAATCTTTTTGTTGTTGTCTTGATAGAGAACTCAAACCCGCTCACAATTAGCTCGCCAATCCTAAGGTCCTACCAGCTTCACATCATGTTATGAGTGGTTTCCCCACCCACGCAGATTGCTCCGCTACCGGTAGTTTTCGGGCTCCACAAACCCTATCTGGTGACAAATCATCCGAAGACACCCTTCACGATTCCACCACATTCATGCGCTCACACCGTTTCTCACAGCGGATAGATGGCAGTCCTGTGGCTTCAAAAGAAGGCCCCACCCCTAGGGGGGGTTGTCATGATAACCTAAGCTCAGCTTTTGGCTACCAAGTGACCAGAACGATCCTGGAAAGGCTGGATCAAGCACCTCATGTTAAGATAAGAGGATAGGAAGGCAACAACTCAGTTGTGGGTGATAGAGACGCGAGCCTCCTGAATACCACAAAAGCACCAGTAAC